ATCATCAATGTTTAGCTGTACATTGAGAAACATAATTGTATCAATTCAATGTTATCCCCTACACTGAGAAAGGTATTTGTTTAATTTATTTTAGCTCATTAGTCTTATAAAGTCAACAATTTTTTGAAAGTCTTTTTAGAGGTAGAGATTTGACCTCTTACATTACTTTTCATTCTTTATAGCATTCTTAAAATAATCATATATACATATGATATTAGCAATAAATCAGTTTATTGTAATGTAAATCCTCATATAGTTAAGGCAGTGAGTATTTATTTACTACATTAGATAATAAGCATTATAAGTATGATTCATTTGATAATCACTTTAGAATACTATGTAAAGAGCTTAAATTAAAATATCATACACTTCATGATACAAGGCATACATTTGCTACTTTATTGGTAAATGCTGAAGTAAATAAAGAGGTAATAATTAAGATGATAGGACATAAAAGATATAAAACAACCTTAGACATCTATGTACATAAGAATTATGATGATATGAAAAAAGCAATTAATCAGATATAGAAATTAAAGAAATCCTAGTAACCAAAGAAGTTATTAGGATTTTTTATTCTTAAAACTAAATTTACTATCAACAAATTATCAACAAAAATATACTCACTCAACAAAAAAGCCCTCAACTTTTTGCAAGTTCGGGCTTTTTTGTAGAAATTAAACTATTTTTAAAATATGATTTCTAAAATGTACTAAATACCATAAATTCAAAATTTAAGTGTAGAATAAATTGACTTAACTTGAATTAGATGTTAACAAAGTGCAAACATTTTTATGATAACTATATATTTTATTTACTGTTATTTTATATTTCATCCACAACTTCTTTTAATTTTTTAATATTTTTATGTACATAAACTTCGGATGTAGTTTTATAGCTAGAATGACCTATCATTTTTATTATAGCGTCTTTATCTGCAACATTATCTGATAGAAGTGAAGCAAAAGTATGTCTAGTATCATGTAAGCTATGATAAGATAAGCCCATATCTCTAAATAAAATTCTGAAGTGATTATCAAAAGAATCATAATCATACTCCAATCCATCATGTCTTTGCCATAAAAATTTATCTTTACTAAAATATCTCTTTTTAAACAAATCTATTATTTTATCTGCAATAGGTACTTTTCTAACTCCTGCTTTACTTTTAGATGTTTCTACTTCAAAATAATAATCTTTTAAATAGATATTTTTTCTTTTTACTTTTAACAACTCTCCAATTCTTAATCCCGTATAGCACAAGATTAAAACCATATCTATTATTCTGTACTTATCTACTTCATAATTATATAAATTATCCCAAAGAGCCTGTAATTCATCATAGCTAAATGCTCTTTCTCTATCTCCTGTCTTTTTACCTTTTTCCTGAACTGGTAACTTTAAAAACTTAGCATAATTTTTTGTAGCCATATCATTAAGAATTGCAAAATCCCAAATATTAGACCAGAAACTTCTTAATAATCTTAATGTACTATTAGTTAAATCTAAGCTATAAAAGATATTCTGTAACATAATACCATTGATTTTAGCTATTTCTAGTCCATATAATTTTTTACTTCTTTTAAAATTAGTTTCATAGTTAGCTTTTGTTCCATCTTTTACATCTTCTTTTGAATCTAGCCAAAGTTGATAAATTTGTTCAAATGTTATGCCCTTTTCCTTTTTCTTAGTAACTTTTACATCAGTATTTTCTAACATTTCAAGGTTATTTGTAAACATAGCTAGCTTATAAGTCTCAGCTTCTTTTTGTGTTTTAAAGGTTGCTATAAAATCTCTCTTATATCTTTTTTCTTCTATACTATAATACTTAGGACCTAAATAAGCCCAAGGTTTTCTCCTTTTTCCTGATAGTTTAAAAACAGTACCCATTCCATTTGCTGCTCTCATAAAAAAAATCACACTCCTTTATTTGCATAATAAAAATGAGTGTGATATAATTTTAATATCTGAATTACAAAGAGTACCACACTCTTGAGCCTTTTAGTTGCTACCAACAACTAAGGGGCTTTTTTATTATATTTAATTTCCTAATAATTCTCTAATTTTCTTAATAGTCCTTTTCCCAGCAACTCCATCTGCAACAAGTCCATTATCCCTTTGAAAATCTGCAATAGCATTATCTCCATAGTAACCAAGTGCTTCTAAGTTCTTTTTAATCTCTGCTTTAGACATTGTTTTATTATTTTTTGTAGACTTTGGACTTTTATAAGGACATACTCCATTTGGATGGTCGTGAGCAGGATATCCGTGATGGTAGTGATATCCTCCATTTTTTCTATCTCTGTGTCCTCCATTTGCATCTGTTCTTCCTGGATGTGAAAATGCTAAAAATGATAGCAAAATGAATAATGTAAATAGTTTTTTCTTCATAAACTCTCTCCCTTTTTATTTTTAATCATTTAATTCATCTTCATCTAACTCATCATCAAAATTTTGATTAGCAATATAGTTCTCATTTGTAGATAAAGATTGGTTATATTCTTCTGCTAACATTGTTTTATTAAATTCAGCAGTTGGATCAATACTATAAACTAACTCTTCTAATTCATCAATGTTACAATAGAAAAATTCTTTTCTTAAATTAACTTTGTTAACTCTTTTATTATTTAAAGCTTGATGTAATTTATTTTCTAAACTAACAGCATCTTCTGAAAAGATAAAACTATGAACATCAAATTTAAATGGAACAGAAGCACTTCCAAGCTCATTAACTCTTTCTTGTGGGTCAATTCTTCTTGTCATACCTATTTTAAAAATATTTTCTCCAAATGAACCTAAGTTACTTATGATATAAACATTACCAGCTTTTCCATTTTGTAAATTAATAATCTCATCTTTTTTTATAACTACATCAGACAATTGAGCTTGCAATTCTAAAATTCTTTTATTCAATTGTTCAATTTCTTCATTATTATTTGTGTCTTTTAATAAATTTTCTGTTCTCTCAAGTTCTTGTTTATACTTTAATTCCTCAGACTCTATCTTTTCTTGTTGAAGTTTTAACAATCTTCTTTCTTCAGCTTCTTCTCGCATTTGTTGTTTAATTGCAAGTTGTTCCTGCCTTGCTTGCTCCTTTTTTACATAGTAATTATATTCGATTTTTACAGCATTAATAAATAAGTATTCAATTTGTCCAATGAAATTAATTAAGGTATTAACTATCGTTTGGTTTCCAGTTTCAGCAAGTTTTAAATATTTTTGAGTAATCGCTTTTATATCTTCAATACCTTTTTCTAGTTTTTCAAATTTCAAATTATATAAAACATTTTGCAATTCAGCTTGTAATGCAACAACCATTAAATGATATATATTCTTATTAGCTTTTGTTGTATATCTATTTTCATAAGCATCTAAAACTTTTTGTATATCTTTTTGATTTTCTCTAAATAATTTATTAAGTTCCTTTACATCCATATAATGTAATTTTAATTCTGTGTTTGGAAAAATAGAAATAATTTCATTGTTTAAATTATTAACAATATATCCATTACTATGAAAACTATCAATAGAGTTTTGAATACTTTTAAAAATTTCTTTTAATTTTTTAATCTTTCTATTTTGAGTTTCTTCTTGTTTTTCAAGTTTTTCAAGTATAAGTTTTTTTTCTTGTATATCTAAATATGTGTTTTTATATGATTGAACATATTGTTCCATATTTTCTTTATCTCTGTTTAAATTTCTAATTTCTTTTTGTAACTTTTCAATCATAATCTCATCAGGATTTAATCTTGAATTTAATTTAACATGTAAAGAATTTATATTTTCTTGTAACTTAAAATTAGAATCTTTTAATTGAGAAATTTGTTCCTCATATCCTTGTTTTAATTTTTTACGTTTTACTTCAGCATCTCCAGATACAAATAATAATATTATAATAAACACAACTATTACCATAAACACCATAAATAACTCCATCTCCCTTTAAAATATTTTTATATTTTATTTGGTAAATACAACCAAATATCTTCCCCAAATAAGCTCATATACTCAAATTGAGTATAAACATTATTAATTTTTTCATCAATTGATTTTTTAAATAAAGAAATTAAATTGTCATTTTCTTCAACTATGTAATATTTCCAATGAGTACTGAAATGATTTGAACAATATTCAGAAACTTCTTTACTCATATAAAAAAAATATTGGAATAAATCAGATAATTTTAATTTACTATTATCTATCTCTGTATACATATATAGAGCCAAAGGTAAAGGTGAGCTACAATGCCTTGCAAAACAATTAGCCTCTTTTTCCTTTATTTCGTTATATCTTTCACCATCACAAAATATATAACTATATTCTTCTTTCAAATGTTCTAAAAAGTAATGTCCTAATTCGTGAAAAATAGTCCATCTAATTATATATATTGAATCTTCTTCATTGTAACAAAGTATATATTTCTTTTTACCTTTCTTTTTTAAGAAACCTCTATCACTTTCAAATTGACATCTTATTTCTTCTATTGACATACTGGGATGCTTTTTTTGAAGTTCCTTAGCAAATTCTGTATAAGTTTTTAATTCTATGTTATTTATCTTTTTTATAATCCTAAAAGGATCTATTGGTAAAACCCCATCACTATATTTTAATAAAACTTCATAAGCCTTTTTTTGTGCATAATTATATTGAATATGAGAATTTGTTCTAATCAATTTAATCACCTTGATTTAATTAATCTTCTTCATCTTCAACATTTTCATCAAAGTAACTATTTATTAAAGCCTCAACTATTTTTCTTTTGGCTTCATCAAGTTTACTATATTTATCAAAAACTTTTTTATCTCTTGCAGCAGTTTTAACTTGATAATTAGTTTCTTCATTTTCCATAGGAACATCAAACCCCATTAACCAAGCAGGGCTAACATCAAGTGCCTTAGCTAAAGAGTAAAGAGCATTTTGTCTTGGAGAAATTTTATTTGACATATATTGACTTAATGCAGATTTTTTAATTCCACTCTTTTCAGCTAAGTCAACAGGTTTCATATTTCTTAAATCTAAAGCTTTCTTTATTCTGTCTGCACAATTTTCTTTCATATTTTTTAATGCTCCTTTCAATATTTTTATAAATTGATTATATAATAAAGTTTAATAAAAATCAACTATTTTTAAATAAAGTTAAAAAAAAATAAACTTTTTTATTGACAAAAATATTTTGCTATGTTATATTGTGTTTAGTTAAAATAAACTAAAAATTAAAAAAGGTAGGTGAATCTATGTTTGATTATAGTAAATTAGAAGGAAAAATAACTGAAGTTTATAAGGCACAGTATAAATTTGCAGAAGTTTTAGGGATATCAAAAGCTAGTATTTCTGCAAAACTAAATAATAAAACAGATTTTACTCAAAAAGAAATTTGTGATTCTCTTCGGTTATTAAAGATTCCAGAAAGTGAGGTATATTCATATTTTTTTAAAATAAAAGTTTAGTTTTAATAAACTTAAAAAGGGGTTGATATATGAAAAATAATCAATAAAAGATTTAGAAAAAAGAAAGAGAGAGTGATATATGAGAAGAATTTTAATTTTGATATTTTTTACTTTATTGATGGGAACATTATCCTAATTTAGCAGGAAAAGAAAAAGGATTTAATCGAACTTTTCTATTGGTTCTGGTAATCCTAATTTACAGCATATATCTCTATATTCTGCCATAAGAGAAAATCAAGAAACAAAAAGATAAAGGAGTGATTGAATGGAAAGACATTCGTTTGAAATACAAAGAAAAGACGGAAAACCTATAAAAATTCTTATGGATGAAAAAGAATTAAATGGAGTTATAGAAGTAGAAATATCTAGTATTAATAGTGGAGAAAGAGCAAAAGACTCCATAACAATAACTTTTATTGATATAGAGTCTTTAAAGATAACTAATTTGTAGAAAATATCTGGTAATAAGTAAGGAGGATAAATGAAATTCTTTATAAAAAGTATAGTTATACTTTAAGGAGATAAAGATAAAAGAAGATTATATAACTTACATTAGTAAAGAGTTTTAGAAGAAAATAGGAGGAATAAAAATGAGATATTGGAAAGAATTAACTGATGAAGAAAAAATAAAAGTTTATGATGAAATTTGTAATTCAGAATTATATCAAGATGTTTTAAATGAAATAGGGAGTGGATGGTGTACTGAATTTTCAGAAACTTTTATGATGTATAAAAATGCAGAAACAGAAAATGGTGAACTTATAACTGTTGAAAGATTTAAGGAAATTATACTAGCTAAATTAAGAATCTATCTATAGGGAGGAAGAACAATGCTAAATATAAGAAAAATATGGAAAGGTACTTACCTTGTTGACGGTGAGTACTTAACGCAAGACTACAATCAAGCAGTTATTATTGCCAACACTGGCAGAAAGATAAAAAGTTTTGAGATTTATTATAGGGAATTAAGTTTTAAGAATTATTTGAAATTTAAGATTAAATGGGTTTTCAAAGTGCTTTGGTACTGCATAAATAGACCTTTTGATATTTTAATGGAATGGATGTGATGTTATGGCAAATTTCAAAATATCAGTAGATGAAGCTGTAGCTCTGTCAGATGGTGAATTAAATAAAGATGATGTTTATAGTTTTATAAGAGCTGATGAAGTGCCAGGATGTATTTATGTGAAAAAGAATGAAGAAAAAGAAAGAGGTAAGTATTTAATATTAAAAGCTCATTGGCTAAATTTTCTGAATGGAAAAAGCTATAAAAAAATAAAAACATCTGTTGACAGCGACCAAACTAAAACAGATGTTAATGAAAAATAGGGTAGGTAGAACCTTACTTGCCCTTGATTATACTAGAAAACATTAAAAATATCAAGGAGGAAAAATGGAAAATAACAAAAATCTACTAAATGAAACACTTAATCTATTAGAAAAGAACAATAAAACTTGGGAAGATGTTACAGAGGTCTTTGTTGTAGGGAAGTATAACATAGGAAAAGATGAATTTCATAGATTAGCTTCATCTGCTAATTATAACTGGAATAAAGATGAAATAAATGGAAAATTAGTAATAAAAGGAAATGACTTTATCATTAATGTTCATTATGCGGAGGGATTTAGAACTTATTTAGATCTTATAGATTTAAAAGTTCCAGAGCTATCAGCAGCTGAACCTAAACTATTTAATTTTTTTAATAATGAATATGTTGGAGATTGAGGAGTTGATATAGTTGTTAAAAGCAAAGTTCATTGACAAAATACTGGAAGTTATGTCTGAAGAGGCAGATAGAATTTACATAACTAGAAGAGATATAGATATTTATTTTAAAAAAAATACAGATGATGAAGGAAGTGCTGAAATCTCTAAATTTATCCAATCATTGAATTTAGATGAACAAGTTGGAGAGTACAGAATAAAAATAGATTATGAATTTAAAAATATTGAAATTCATAAAAATAATAAGTTTATATGCCTAAGAGGGTTTGGAAAATATGGAGTAACTGGAATCTGGACGATGATTTTAGAAGAAATTGAAAAAGATAAGGTGAAAATGGAGGAGAAATAGTGGGAATTTCTGTAGATAACATAGTAAAGAAGATTCAAAGCACAGACCAAAAATACAACTATGATGAAATTTTCTTTGATTGGATAAAAGCTATGTTCTATGCATATGCCAATTCCTGTAATAAAGATGGATACGAGGATAGAGAGGAAAAGTTTAATAGATTAGTAGAGAAACATGGAGCTAAAACTATGCAAATGTTTTGTGAATGCCATGCGGAGTTAGTAATGCTTTTTGAAGAAAAAGGAATTGATGATTACTTAGGAAAAATACACCATCAGCTTGGAGTGCATAACAAAATGAAAGGGCAGTTTTTTACACCATTTCATTTGTCTAAGATGATGGCTGAAACTCAAGCTAGTGAAGTGATTAAAAAATTAGAAGAAGGCAGAATAAAGATAACAGATTCAGCATGTGGATCAGGGTGTCTGATGTTAGGACTGTTAGCAGTTCTGAAAGAGAAAGGAATTAACTATCAAAAAAATGTTTTAGTTATATGCAGTGACTTAGATGAAAATGCTATTCAAATGGCTTATATCCAATTATCGCTTACAGGAGTTGCTGCAAAATGCGAAAACAAAAATGCACTGACTGGAGAAACATTTGGTAGTTGGTTTACTTTAGGTGCTCTACTTTTTTGAAAGGAATAGATATGGAAGAGAATTTAATAACAGAATTTAGATATGAACTATTAAAGAGTTTTTCAGATGATGAAGCTTTTAAAATAGAGAGTATTTTAAGAAATATTCTTTATAGAAATGAAAATGCCCTAGTAATAAGTGATGGGCAAGGAAATTTAGAATTAATAAAACAGTTTGTAATACAGAAGAAAGTACAAAACTTGAGTGACAAATCATTAAAATATTATGTTTTAACTCTTGAAAATTTTAATGAATTTTTAGGAAGTAAACCTTTTCAAAGTGTGAATTCCAATGATGTTATAAGTTTCTTAGGGGCAAAAATGTATAAAGATAAAGTTACATCAACTACAGCAAATAATCTTAGAAGAAATTTAAGTTCATTTTTTACTTTTTTGCAAGAGTTTGATTTTATAGTTAAAAACCCTATGGCTAGAGTAAAAAAGATAAATGAAGTTAGAGAAAAGAAAAAAGCTTTTTCTGCAACAGAATTAGCAAAAATAAGAAAAGTTTTTAGCAATAAAAGGGATAGAGCAATATTTGAACTATTATTGCATTCTGGGATAAGAGTTGGGGGACTGTGTGGACTTAAATTTGATGATATAAACTTTTCTGAAAAAACTATAACAGTATTTGAAAAAGGTAGAAAGTATAGAACAGTCTACTTCAATGAAGAAGCTGAATTTTACTTAAAAGAATACTTAGAAGAAAGAGAAAATTTAGATACAGAAGATGATCATATTTTTGTTTCTCTTTTAAAGCCTTATAAAAAATTACAAATTAGTGGTGTTGAAATAATGATTAGGCAAGCTGGAAGAGAGGCTGGAGTTAAAAATGTTCATCCTCATAGATTCAGAAGAACATTCGCAACAACAGCTTGGAAAAAAGGAATGTCAATAATAGATATAAAAAATCTTTTAGGGCATAAGAAATTAGATACAACTCAAATTTATTTAGATGAAACAGAAGGATTAACAAAGGCAGCATATAACAAAGTTTTTTAAAAAATAGGAGGATAAAAAATGAAGAATACATTAAACGATTTAAATAATTATCTTTTTGCACAGATGGAAAGATTAAATGAAGAAGATTTAAGTGAGGAAAAATTAGAAACAGAAGTGAGAAGAACAAAAGCTATGGTAAGTGTAGCATCAGCAATAGTTGGGAATGCGAATCTTGCATTGCAAGCTATAAAAGCGAAGGACTCCATGCAAGGGGCTGATATAAAACTCCCTGAAATGCTTGAGGGATAGATTATGAACAAATATACAAATGAAATGATTGAATTTTTGAAAGAAGTTACTCCTCAGAAAACTTATAAAGAAATAACAGAACTTTTCAATAAAAAATTTAATTTAGATGTAACTGCAGAAAAAATAAAAAGTCTTCTTAGTAGAAAGAAAATCTACACTGGAACAAAAGGTTGCCTCTATAAAAAAGGTACTGTTCCTTGGAATAAGGGAAAGAAGGGTTATATGGGAGCTAACAGAACTTCTTTTAAAAAAGGACACAAACCTAAAAATTGGAGACCTGTTGGAAGTGAAAGAGTTGATGCTGAAGGTTACACTCTCATAAAAATAGCTGAGCCGAGGAGTTGGTGTCTGAAGCACAGATTGATTTGGGAGCATCATTATAAAATGAAAGTCCCTTTTGGCCAAGCAATTATTTTCGGAGATGGAGATAAAACTAATTTTAGTATTGAAAACTTGATATGTGTAAGCAGAAAGGAATTGAGAGTACTCAATAAGTTTGGTTTGATAAAAAATGATGCAGAGCTAACTAAGACTGGATTAAATGTAGCCAAAATAAGGATTAAATTAGCTGAATTAAGGAAGGAGAAAAAATGAATATAAAAGAATTAAGAGCAGAAGCAAAAAGATTAGGTTTAGTTGGATATTCTAAATTAAAGAAAGAAGAATTAATAGAGTTTATAGCAACTGCTAAAGCAGAGGTTATAGAAATGTCTAAGGAGGATTTTAAAGCCTCTCTATCAAGCCGTGGGGAAGTATATGGCTATGATAATGAAGACGATTGGCATAAGTTAAGAGAAAAAAGAATAGGTGGATCTGATATAGGAGCAATTTTAGGAGTTAATAAATACAAAAGTATTATTGATATCTATATAGACAAAACAGAAGGAAGCTCATTTGAAGGAAATGAATCAACTTATTGGGGACATATACATGAATCTACTATTATGAAAGAGTTTGGTAAAAGACATAAAGAATTTATTGTGTATCAAGCCCCTTATTCTGTTATAGATGATTTTCTTGTAGCTAATTTAGATGGTGTTTTAAAAGATAAGGAAAATGGAGAATATGGAGTCTTAGAAATTAAAACAACAAATGCTTATAACTACAAAGATTGGGATGGAGATGTAGTCCCACAATATTATTATGCACAAGTGCAACACTATCTAATGCTAACTGGGTATAAATTTGCATATATAGCAGTTTTAATTGGTGGAAACCATTACAAAGATTTTAAAATAGAAAGGAATGAAGAAGATATAGAACTTATTAGAAATAAGGCTAGTGAGTTCTATAATCAAAACATTTTAAAACTAATACCTCCAATGCCAGATGGAAGTGACGCATATATGAATCATCTGAAAAAAAAGGCAATGGAAATAGAAAATAATGAAGTTAGAGAATTGCCAGAGTTTGAGGAAATTGCAATAAGAATAAAAGAATTAGCTAGGCAAAAAAAGCTAATTGAAGATGAAGATAAACTATTAAGAGAAAAAATTTTACATAAGATGATAGAAGAAAAAACATTGAAAGCAGTTGCAGGTAAATACAAATTTAATATTAGTGAAAGAAAAACACCAGATATAGAAAAAATGACAAAAGAAAATTTTGAAGTAATGGAAAAATATAATGAATTAGCAAACAAATACAGGAAAGTTTCTAAATATTTATTAGTGAAATAAGGAGGAATTGAATATGATAAGTGATAATATTTTAAAATGGTATACAGATGAAGTTTTAAGAGATAGATATAACATTAAAGGTTGGGATTTAATAGAAAAGCAAATAAAAGAGAAGAAAACAAAATTGGTTTTTGAAACATCAAATACAAAAATGTCACTTGAATTTAAAGATTTAAGTGAAACAACAATAATTTTTAATAATATTGTTTGTAAAGAAGAAGTACCAAAAACAAAAATAAATGGTGTTGAATATTATTTAGAAGAAGCTATTTGGGCAGAAGTTTTCACTGAAAGATTGTTAAATAGAGGTATAGAACTTGCAGATATGACTATTGAAGAAATAGAAGCAACAGCAATAGGTTGCATAGAAAAAGCATTTGAAAGAATGAAAGATATAAAAACAAATGGTAATATGCCTCTTTTTGTAGAAGAAGATATTGAAGAAGCTGAGATAGTTGATGAAAAAGAATAAGGAGAGTAGATAAAATGGGAACAACAACAGCAAAAAACAGTTTAACAGGAACTGCTGGAACAGCAGTAGCAGAAAAAAAACAAAAAACAATATTTGATGTAATACAATCAGGAGCAAAACAATTTGCAACAGCTTTACCAAAACATATAAATTCAGAAAGATTTGTAAGAATTGCAATGACAACTATAAGACAAAATCCAAAGTTGGCACAATGTAACCAAGAAAGCTTATTAGGGGCATTAATGGTATCTGCTCAACTTGGTTTAGAACCAGGAGAGCTTGGGCAATGTTATTTAATCCCTTATGGTAGAGAGTGCCAATTCCAAATTGGATATAAGGGAATGATAGAACTTTTAAGAAGAAGTGGGCAATTAAAGGATATATATGCCTACTCTGTGTATGAAAATGATGAATTTGAAATAATTTATGGCTTACACAGAGATTTAAAACATAAACCAAATTTACAAGATAGAGGAAATTTTATAGGTTGCTACTGTGTAGCAGTCTTAAAAGATGATGTAAGAGCTTTTGAATATATGACCAAAAAAGAAATAGAAGCACATGGTAAAAAGTTTTCTAAGACTTATGGTAATGGACCTTGGAAAACAGATTTTGAAGCTATGGCACACAAGACAGTAGTTAAAAAAATGCTTAAATGGTTACCAGTTTCTGTAGAATTTTTAGAAATGGCAAACAAGGATGAAAAGACATTCAAAGTTGCTGATGAAAAGACTGGAGAAACAGAAGAAGTAATCATTTTAGAAGATGGAATGGTTGTTAATGGAGAAACTGGAGAAGTTATAGAAGAGCCAAAAGATAATGGTAAGGATATAGATAATGTTGTAGAAGGTTTATTTCCAGGAAACAATTAGGAGGCAGTTATGACTGGATTTATAGTAAAAGTTGAAAATATAAATGGAATTTTAGTAACAACAAGTAATAGAGTAGCAGAAGAATTAGGAGTTAGACATGATCATCTTTTAGATAAAATAGATGATTATGTTTCTAAATTTAACTCACCCGAACTTTCGGGTCAGTTCTATATCCCTAGTAATTACAAGGATAGAAGTGGTAAAACTAACAGAAATTATCTAATAACTAAAAAAGGAGTAGCCCAGTTAGTTGGGGGCTACTCTGCAGCAGTACCAAGAGCATTTGAATTAAATGTAGATTATATAAATGAATTTGAAAGAATGGAAAATTATATAAAAGGTAATTTTCAATTGCCGACAACTTTTGCAGAAGCTTTAAGATTGGCAGCAGACCAACAAGAGCAATTAGAAAATTTAAAACTTGAAAACAAAGAAAAAGATAAACAAATAACAGAGCTAAAACCAGCTAAGGAATATGTAGATAAGATTTTATCTACTGAGGACACAATGACAATAACACAGATAGCAGCAGATTATGGTTTATCTGGACTTAGATTAAATCAAATACTACATCAAGAAAGAATTATTAGAAATGTTGGGGGACAATGGCTTTTATATTCAGAACATATGAATAAAGGCTATACAAGGTCTGAAACAATAATAATTAAAAGAAAAGATGGGACAGAAAAAGTTGTACCTGCAACTAAGTGGACACAAAAGGGACGGTTAAAAATTCATCAAACTTTAACTGAACTTGGAATCTTAGCAAATGTAGATAAAGAAAAGAAATTTTCTTAAAAAGGTGGTGGAAGGTGGGGAATTTGGAAGAAAAAGAACCTTATTTCCAAGTTCCTAAAAGCCTTTTTAGGTTAAGAAGGAATGGTGGAATAAGTTTAACAGCATTTGATATTTATTTATTAATGTTAGATAGATACAAACTTTCTAAGAAAAATAATTGGAAGGATGAAGAAGGTATTTACTATATTTTTTATTCTTATGATGAACTTCTTGAGAATTTGTACACTAAAAACAAAAATAGAGTTGCTGAAGCATTAAAGGAGCTTGAAAGTTTAAATTTTTTGAAAAAGAGAAAAAGATATAGAAATTCCACTATATTTTATCTCAAAAATGAAAGTAACCAAAAGGATACTTTGACTCAAAATGAAAGTAACCAAAAGGATACTTTGACTCAAAATGAAAGTAACCAAAAGGATACTACTAGAAGTAACCAAAAGGATACTTTCATTCTTCAAAAAAACACCCAAAAAGATATTGAAAATAAAGAAGAAAATGAGAGTGAAAATACTCCGAATAAGAATAACAATAGTAAGAATAACATAAACAATAGTAAGAATAACAACGTTATAGGTCCTGCTCTAAAAAATGAAATTCATTTATTACTAAGAGGCAGGGATATAAAAGCTAATCAAATAACAAAAATCTGCATTGATATTCAACGGATTAAAGAAGTTATTGAGTATGCTGATAGCAAGGAATTGGGAAATGGCTTCATTATAAAAGCTCTAAAAGAAAATTGGAGACTAGGTCTTGACATTCAAGCTGATAAAAATAATTCGTTAGGTCTTGACATTCAAGCTAACACTAAAAGCTCTGAAATTCAGAGAGAAAAAGATTACAGTATGAGCATAGATGAAGCGTTGAAAAGGAGCAGAAATAAGAGATGATAAGGGCTATAAGTGAGATAGCTTCTGTTTCTAATATAAAAAAACTGGAAAATCCAGATGAAGAAATAATAACAAATGAGCATTCAAAAATACTTGGAAGATGTGAAATTTGCAAGGAAGTTATTAGATATAAAACTAATAAATATGAATTTATGAGAGATTGCAAGTGTATGAGAAAATACAGAGTTGAAGCTAAACTTGACAAATTCAAAAGTTTATCGATAACTGACAGAAATTTCAAGAGTGATATTTTTATGAATGCAAAAATTGATAAAAATGGAGCAGAAGCTGAATTATACAGAAAAATTAAGAACTATGTAAAAGGTTTTGATGAAGTTTTAAAATTAAATGATGGATTGTTATTTAAAGGAAATTGTGGGACTGGAAAGACTTTTTTAGCAAATTGTATTTGCAACTTCTTGATTGACAAGGGTTATGCAGTTTTAAGTTTTAAACTTGCTGATTATTTAAGAGTTCTAAGAGAAGATTTTGAAAAGAAAACAGGGCTTGAAGGTAAGTTATTAGAAGCTATAAAAGAAGCAGATATGCTATTTATAGATGATTTAGGTAGTGAAAAACTATCTGAAGATTGGGGAAAAGAGAAACTTTGCTCTTTAATAGATACTCGATATGGAGCAAGAAAGCCTATTCTAATAACTACAAACCTTACAGCAACAGAAATGGTGGATTTTCTAAGATATAAAAATACAGATAAAATCTTAGATAGAATCAATCAAATGACGAAAACCTTTGATTTTACTTGGGAAACTAAAAGAAAACCCAACAAAAAAAGTTTTTGGGAAGATTAAAAATTAAAATAATCGTTTATGGGGTGTTTTTAAGTGTTTTAAAATCAAAAATGATAAATTATACCATTGAGGTAGTTAAAATAATTTTTATGACTATGTGGCTAACTCAAAATTTATTTTAAAACTTCTTTATAACCTCAAAAATGAGTTAAAGAAAAATTAAGGAGAAAAATTTATGATTTTTATAAGTGGGAACACTCCAAGTTCTAAAAATAGTAAAAGAATAATAACAATTACTAATAAAAAAACTGGAAAGGAAACAACAAGATTGATAAATTCGGAAGTTACAGAAAAATATATTAAAAACTCAAAAGCAGATTGGATTTTAAATAAAAGAAATTTTCTAAAAATGTCGGTAGGCAAGGAAAAGCCTTATAGAATAGAACTTTATTTTATCAGAGATTCAAAAAGAAAATTTGATTATATTAATGCTGCACAGATAGTTTTTGATTTGATGCAGGAGTATGGATACATAGAAGATGATGATTCTACTAATATAATCCCAGTTTTCAAAGGTTTTGAAGTTGATAAGAGTAGAGCAGGAGTAGAAATAGAGGTACTTTAAACATATTGTTGAGATCAGCAAAATGCTAAAAAATCGATAGTTGAACATATTGCTGATGTCGGGAAAATGTTAAGATTATGAGAAATAGGAGGAAGTAATGGATACAAGAGATGTCAATATTGCAATAAAAGCTCTAAAAGACGGGAAGAGAGTTGGTAAAAATGGAATACCTCATCTGTACTGTATTTTGGGAGATGATGGAAGCATTTACTTATATAAAAAAGAAAGAAAAAATAAATGGAGCAAAAAAAGGCTATTCAATTCTTTAAAAGATTATGAATTAGCTTATAAAGAAGGGCATTTATTTAATATTTATGAGGGGGAATAATGGAAAAAGAAAAGGTTTTAGAGATAGAAATAACTAAGATAAATGAAATGTACAGTTATTGGTATGTAAAAAAAGTCAATAGGATAAAATTAAAAGCTATGCCATTAACAGAAATAGGAACAGAAGAAAAAAATAAACTATGTTTTGGCTGTGGCTATAAAACAAATTTTAATAAAGAATATATAGGAGATGAAAAATCACATCTTTCATATTATGATTATCAAATAAATTTAGAAGTAGATTTTTTAGAATACTATGAAAAAAGTATTCCAAAAATTATTGAAAATAAATATGTTGGAGATTTAAAACGAGTGATTGACTTAGTAAATGACTTGTATGGAATACAAAAGAGATGGAGAGCTGAAGAAAAATGTAGTTATTGGTATATAGATTCTGATAATGCTATAAATCTTACAGATGAAAATTTTTATGAAGAAGATGATGACCGTTATAACTTAGGTAATTACTTTCAAACAAGAGAACAAGCCCAAAAAATAATAGATAGCAAAGAATGGCAAGAGCTCTGGGCTAAGGTAAGGGCAGGAGAGATTGGAAATGAATAAAATAATATTAAATTTTATAAATAAATTTATGATAGAACATCAAGACGAAATAGTTGAAGTAATAACCAACCCTAATGGAGATTTATCTAAACAATGGATAGAGCAAGGTAATTCTGTTAAAGAGTATTTAGGAGTAATGGAGGAAGAAGATGAGAGAGATTAAATTTAGAGCTTGGGATAAATTGAATAAAGAGATGTTTAATGTTGAATCTATAAACTTTCAAGAAAGTCGAGTTTATAAAGATACTGTTTCATATCGTGAATTTAATGATATTGAACTTATGGAATACACAGGGTTAAAAGATATGAGGGGAAAAGGAATTTATGAGGGGGATATTCTATTTGAAAGTTTTGGAGAAGAATATTTTAAAGTTGTTTTTGAAGATGGAAGTTTTACAGTAGAAACTGAAGAATATTCTTTATCATTGAGCGAATATGCACATATTTGTGAAGTTGTAGGGAATATTTATGAAAATCCTGAATTGATAAAGGAGTGAAATAATGAAATATTTAAAAATAAAAACAATAGATAAAAGAATAATTATAATAGATTTGGAAAAAGTTGTAAGTTATGTTGTTGGAGATGATTTTGTAAATGTAAATTATTATGAAAATGATTTTTTCCATTTTACAAGAGAAGTTGATAAGTTTGGGATACAAGTAGAAAATTTTGAAACATTGAAAGTTTTTATACAAAACTTAGCAGGGGAAGAAATATAATTAAAAAATATATAAGGAAGTGAAATAATGGAGATTGATTTTAATAAACTAGCAAATTATAAATCATTGGCATATGGAGCTTCAAATATGGCACAGCTAGGAAAAGTTAAAGAAGAGTACAAAGAGTTATTAGCAGAAGTTAGAGAAACTAGTACTTTTAGTTATGTGAAAGATAGAGATAAATTTATAGCAGAAGGTTTGGATCTCATAACTGCTACTGTAAATTTGCTTTTAATCAGTGGATTAACTGAGCAAGATTTTGAGAAGCATATTGCAAAATTAGAATCTTATAAAGTTGGAAAATATAAGAGATAGGAGGAAAAAAATGATATATGGATATCAAATAGATGTGAAAATAAAAGAAGGTTCAAGTGAGAGAACTATTACAAAATCTATCTTCAGAAAAAGAACTTTGAGCGAAGAAGAGCAAGAAGAAGTACAATTAGAATTCATAAGAACCACTAAAGCTTTATACAAAGAAAAAGGTATCAATGTAGAAATATTGGAGTATGGCATCAAAGAATTTGAGTTAGTCCGTAAAAATAGCTGAAGAGGTGATTTAACTTATGAGCTTTAAAGAGCATAATAATCGTGAAATAAGTAAAAAACTAGCTGAATATATAACTGGAACAGAATTAAGAAAGTATGTTGCTAAAAAAGTTAAACAATATGTCAACTTAGAAAATCCAACTGCGTTTGATGGTGCAGTAGGAAGTGGACAATTAGAGCAATTCGTTAATCCTTCAATTCTTTATGGAGTTGATGTACAAGAAAACGCTATTAATTCAGCTAAACAGAACTTTAAAAACACTGAATTAGAAGTTAAAAGTTTTTTTGAGTATGAAAGAGAAAATTTTGAAGTAGATTGTGTGATTATGAATCCACCATTTTCTCTAAAATTCAAAGATTTAACTGAGCAGGAGCAAAAGAACATACAAAAGCAATTTACTTGGAAAAAATCGGGAGTTGTGGACGATATATTCGTTTTAAAATCTCTTGAATACACAAAAAGATATGCCTTCTATATACTTTTCCCAGGTGTTGGATATAGAAAAACAGAAGAAAAGTTTAGAGAATTGATTGGAAATAAACTAGCAGAACTAAATGTTATAAGTAACGCATTTACAGACACTTCTATAGATGTTTTATTTATAGTTGTTGACAAAAATAAGATAACTGAAGAAGTTTACAGAGAACTTTATGATTGTAAATTAGAAAAGATAATAGTTTCAGACACTTGGAAAGTTGATGAATACTATAAATGGGAACAAATAAGAGAAGAAAAAGAAGCTGAAGAAGTTGATATAAATGAATTAAATAGACAAATATCAGACTTATGGATAAATAGGGTAGAAAAAAATTTAGAACTAGATTTATTCTTAATTAAAGAATGCGATGCAAATATAGACTTTATAGGAAATGTTAGAAGGCTAAAAGCTATTGTAGAAAAATTTGAAAATAGACTTAGGAGCAAGAAAAGATGCAAAACACAGATGACTTTATTAGAGAAACAATCAAAATTACTAACTTTGTTTTCGGATGCTCAAAGGTAAGAATTATAGATATTTTTAAAATAAAATATATGGCTACAAAAGACATTTTTACAAAAAAAGACATCTTAGAGAACGGAGAAAATGCTATTTTTTATGGAGAAATAGCAAGAAAATACGATTGTTTTGTTGAGGAAGAAATAACTAAAATTAATAAAGAAGCTTTTGAAAGAGCTACAAAGATAAAAAAAGGAGAAATATTAGTAAATTTAGAGGATTTTGATTATGAGAATGTTGGGAAGTGTATTTTATATCTAAAAAATACTTCTGCGTCTGTAAATGGAAATATAGCTATTTTAAGTTTAAAAGAAAAATTTAAGGATATAGTTAATCTAAAGTATATGGCATTTTATCTAAACTATAAAGATTCTGTAAGACAATATATATACGATAGAGCAGCTGGAGAAAAAGTTAAGAGACTATCAAGAGCAGATTTTGAAAACATCTTAATAACTTTACCACTTATTGAAATACAAGACAATATTATAGATAACTTTATAAAAGTTAGAAAAAAATTTGAAAACAATTTTGAATTACTTGAAAAAACTATTGATTTAGTTAGTAAATATACGAATTATGGAGCAGAAGGGCTTTTAAAACTGAAGTAAAAGGAGTGATATAGATTGGCAACACAGGAGCAAAAGATAATTTTTAAAGCAATAGAGACAGTATTAATTAGTTATAATAAATACAAAAATAGAATAAAAAAAGATTTGGAATATTTTAATAATCCAGTTTTATTAAAAAGTTATAGTTTAGAAAAAATTTCTGGGAGTGGTTTTGTAGAAGTAAAATCTGATATAGAGAGAATGGAAGACTTGAAAGCTGTAATATCTAAGGATATTGGGTTATATGAGGCGATGATATTTCGGATAGATAGTGCTTTAGATATGGTAAAAGACAATGAGGACTATGATTTAATTGAAGTTGGATTTTTAGAAAATAACTTCAAATTTAAAAAAGATAAAGTAGATTATGAGCAGATTGCTGAAAAACTTAATATATCTGTAAAAACTGTTTATCAAAAAAGAAATAGGATTTTTCCATGTTTAGAGTTTCATTTTAGAACTCAAGATTTAATACAAGTAAAAAAATCGTAAAAAATCGGTAAAAAAGTGGGGATAGAAAAGTCAAAAAAAATGTGATAGTATGTTATCATATGAAATAGTTTTAGATGACTTGGCTATAGGAAGTTAATCTTCTTGGCTATCTAAGAGTAGAATAATTCCTCTCTTACTTAAATATAATATAGTAGTTTAGAGGCTCTACTCTAAAAAAGCTTCTACCAAATATGGTGCATCAATCTAATAGATTGGTTAGACGGAAGAGTTGGTCTCGCATTGGTGAAAAACCCAATAT